GAAAGCTACAAAGTATCATTTAGTGCAAGTGATGGCTATGAGATGGACGCTGTGTATATTGATGGAGTCATTTATTCAACAAGCTCAATCTCATCATATACATTCACCAACATAAGCAAAGACCATATTATACTTGTAATATACAAAGATAGTAGTGCTACTGGCTCTGGTGGCTTGGGAACTGGAAGGATTGTAATAAATTTTGACAAGATTTTGCGCAAGAATACAACTAATGGCAAACAACCATCTGTGTTTAGAATTTATGACAACTCTACATCTAAGCTGTTGCTTGATAAGTCAATCACCAAATATTATCCAGGCGATAAGACATATTATAAAAATAAATGTTTTAATTGGTATAGTTCTCAAAAATATACAGATTCAGACCACATTATCTCTAAAAACTATAAATTTGATTATAGCTATGATCTATCAAACAGCGATGATGACTATTTTGTTGTTGAGCTATGGTGTTGCACTGGTGCATCTTGGATTGAATATAATTCACAAGGTTTAGGCTACAATCACTATGATGGCAAACTAATCTTTACAGATAACAACGCCTATTGTGTTCAAAATGCCGCTTATGGTGCTGGTCAAGGTGGCTTCTTATCTATTAGTCCATCTCCTCAAAGTGTAGTTAAAGATTACCACTATTATTGTAATCTTGGCTTTACTCTGATTACTTTTAAAATTTACAAGAACACAGGTCATCAGATTGTTATGTCGAGCTTAACATAAGAGGATATATAGTGTGTAAGGATATGAGATGAGCAAGATTTTAGGTGTATTGAAAAGCAACTCTATAATGATTACTCTTGTTGTAGTTGTTTGTGTCGTGTTCACCAGCAACTACATTACCATCAAGAAGCTGCGTAATGAGTTAAGCAGTATGAGTAGTCAGTTGATAGAGGAGCAGAGCGTTAGGAGAGAGCTTGAAGCAACATTTCAGCAAGTAACTTCTAACTACCAGAGCATCGTAGTAGAGTTGCAAAGCAATATCAGAGAGAGGGAGATACTAAATAATGAGCTTGCAAGTATCAAAGAAGTTATCGCAAGTAAGAGTGATGGGGTTATCTCCCCAGCTCTTAATAGTAGTGTTGTGTTTGTCACTAATAGGCTGTGGGGAGAAGCAAACACAAGTAAAGTTGGTGTATCAAGAGATACCTCAAAATCTCTTGGAAGTGCCTTACATTGAGTATAGGCAAGTGAAGACGCAGAGAGATGTAGGGCTGTTTCTCATAGACTTGTATGGGGCTTATGAGAAATGCAGGATAAATTTATTGAGTATTGAAAGGTTGAACTATGAGTTGCAAGGAAAAGAAAAAAAAGACAACTAAGGGCGGGAAAGGTTGTTGCTAATGCCAAGTAGCGGAGATATTATAGGGATTGCTACTACACAGAATATGACTGTGACTGGCATACTACTTGTCTTTTGTATCTATATGGTCTGGAAGGAGCATAAGAACAGCGAGAAGTTTGACAAGTATGATAAGCTTACTGAACAAGTAAAAGAGGTTGTAAGCGAAATCAGACGCAGTAATGATATACGAGAGAGGGAGAATGAATATATCTACTCTCGCTTTAGTGATATACAAGGCAAGATAGATGAAGTAGCAGATACGGTGAAATTTAGTAATGGTGGTAGTAGATACAATGGCTACTACCAAGCTAACCCTTACTTTATGAATGAGGGGGTAAAGAGAAGTGATGACGCTAAGAATAGTCCGCTTTAAAGAGGGAAGCGACTGGACGATAGGTAGGTTTGGCTTACTTGATGATAAAGGCGATGTTCTTGTCAAGGGGTATAGTTTAGAGCCAGCTGGACCAGATACTACTATGTCTGGGCAAGATAAGAGGATACCAGAGGGAGTATATGGCTTAGAGATGTCATATAGCCCTAAATATGGCAAGAAAATGCCACTTGTTTTCAATGAAAATGTGAGCAAGAATAGGCGTATCCTTATTCATGTTGGCAACTATGGACGAGATACGCTTGGTTGCATATTATTGGGCGCAAGTTACAGCGATGGTGCTATATGGAATAGCACTATTACTTTTAATAAGGTGAGAGATTATATGCTCAGGGATGATTGCTACTTGGAGATAAAGAACGATGGACTATAAGAGGCAACAAGAGATACTTAGCGACCTAAAAGAGGATTATAGGCTTGCTAAGAGCCAAAGAGATGCCATTGATACTAAGATACTGAAGTGGAAGAACGCTTATCACGGCAGACCTTATGGCAACGAGATAGAGGGTAGAAGCAAGATAGTCAATCGTCTAATCAAGAAGCATAGTGAGTGGCAACACGCAAATTTGATTGAGCCGTTCGTATCTACACCAGATATAGTAAGAGCAAGTCCAGTAACCTTTGAGGACGCAGAGATTGCACCTAAGATTGAGGTGTTGCTCAACACTCAGTTTTGCAGACAATTCAATAGATATAACTTTATGAACAAGGCTCTGAAGGTGTTAGACCAAGAGGGAACTTGTATAGTAAGGACTGGCTGGGAGTATGAGGAGAAAGAGGTTGAAGTAAGAGAGATGATAGAGCAACCTAACCCAGAGCTTCAACAAGTGCAGATGATGGCTTATCAACTTATGCAAGCTGGAAGGCAAGAGGAAGCTATGCAACTTCAACAACAAGCTGGGCAACTACCACCTACTATCCAAGTGCCTCAGATTACAACGCAAGTGTTGGCAGTCAAAAATCAACCTACTGCTATGATATGCAGAAATGAAGATGTGTTCATTGACCCTACTTGTATGGACGATATTGAGAATTGTCAATTTGTCATATATAGGTATGAAACTGATATGAATACATTGAAAAAGTCTGGTATGTATAAAAATCTTGAAAAGATTGAGATGGATAGTCACGATGGGGATTATGATGCAGAGGACGAAACTAACTTTGAATTTAGGGATAAGCCAAGAAAGAAGCTACTGCTGTATGAGTATTGGGGTAACTATGACATAGATGGTGATGGACTTACTGAGCCAATAGTATGTAGCTGGATAGGTGAAACTATCATAAGGCTGGAAGACAATCCATTTCCAGATAAGAAGCCACCATTTATCATCATACCATTCAATAGCATACCTTACTCGCTCTATGGTGAGAGTAATGCCGAGCTACTGGACGATAATCAAAGGATAATGACTGCGCTGTATCGTGGCATCATAGATAACCTTGCTGCAAGTAACAACGCACAGAAGGGCATCAAGAAGGGTGCGCTTGATGGCACTAATAAGAAGCGATTTCTTAGAGGTGAGAACTTTGAGTATAATGGCACACCTAATGACTTCTATGATGGACACTTTAACGAGATACCATCATCTGTATATAATATAATCCAGATGGTAAATCAAGAGGCAGAGAGCGTTACTGGTATCGCTACATTCAATACTGGTATCAATGGCAATAGTCTTGGCTCTACTGCTACAAGTATCAGAGGTGCGATTGATAGTAGCTCTACAAGGCGATTGAATATAGTAAGGAATATAGCTGAGAACTTGGTCAAACCACTACTAAGGAAATGGCTTGCATACGATGCAGAGTTTATGGACGAACAAGCTCAATTTAGGATAACTAATGATGAGTTTGTCTGGATAAAGAGAGATGACCTTGGGGCTAATATTGATATTGACCTCTCTATCTCTACATCAGACGATAACTCAGCCAAGGCGCAAGAGCTAGCCTTTATTCTGCAAACAATGGGCAATACTGAAGATGCAGAGCTAAAGAGAGTGATACTTGCAGAGATTGCAAGATTGTATCGTATGCCTCACTTAGCTAAGAGAATAGAGGAGTTCCAACCACAACCAGACCCAGCTATGCAACAGATGCAAGAGCTTCAAATGCAGATGCTTCAAGCTCAAATCGCTGTTGAGCAATCTAAGGCTGGTAAGAATGAGGTTGATAGCGGACTTAAAGAGGCTAAGACTGAAACTGAAATTCAGAAAGCTAGAAATCTTGGAAGCAAGACTGATAAGCAGGATTTGGATTATGTGCAACAATATAATGGAACAGCTCATAAGCAAGCTATGGAAAAGCAAGAGTCACAGCAAGCTTACAAGACTGATGAGAACATTATCAAGTTGCTTGAAAAGAGTTTTAACAACAATCACATTTAAAGAAAGGAACGAAAATGAGTCAAGAATTGCTAACTACTGACAACACATACTATGTGGAACTCCACGAAGCACTTGTCAGATTAGAAAAGAACGAAGACTTTAAGAAGGTGATACTGCAAGGGTATCTGGAAGACAAGGCACTATCATCAGTAAGCTTACTGGGCAGACCAGAGATAAGGCGCAACAATGATAGAGGAAGTGTCATAGAGGAGTTAGTAGCTATCTCAAACCTAAACTACTACCTAATGATGGTGCATAATATGGGAACATCAGCTTTGGTAGATATTGAGGAAGCGGAAGCTAAAGAGAGGGGTGAGTAATGGCTACTGAAGAACAACTTTATGATATGTCAATCGAGGAGCTGGAGAAGGAGATAAACAATATCAGAGCTGATGAGGATACTTCATCTGAGGCTACTACTGATGAGGAAGTAGAGCAATCTACTGAATCTGAAGTAGAGCAAGAGCAAGAGGAGGAAGTAGAGGCTGAGCCTGAGGTTGATTATAATGACCCTACAGCTGATGAGCCTACTGATGATGGTGAAGTAGCACAACCGCAAGAGGAAGCTACTGAGCCTAAAAGTCCAAGAACTTATAAGGTGAAAGCTAATGGCAGAGAGTTTGATTTTACTCTTGATGAGCTAAAGATGCTTGCACCAAAGGCTATGGACTACACTAAGAAAACTCAAGAGATAGCACCTTATAGAAAGACTATCAATGCTATGAGAGAGAATGGTGTTAGTGAGGAAGATATAAATATGCTCATTGACATCAAACGAGGTAATAAAGAGGCACTTGCCTCGCTTATCAAGAGCCAAAACATAGACTTGCTTGACTTGGAAGTAGATGAAAGCGCAAGTAACTATGTTCCTAATAGCTATGGTAAGAGTATTCAAGAGCAAGCTATGGA